CAGGAATACCCGAGGTAGGGTACGAGGTTAAAATCGTTTTTAGAGCGTTCTGTACAGGGTTTTAAGAAATAAGACCTATTGTAGCATAACTCTACCTATATTTGCAACAAATTTAGTCATTTTACCTTACTATGTATTGACTTTTTAGCATAGTCGTGGTACAATTTAGGTATTGAATGTGTAAAAGCATTCATAGCTCTTACACTTCGGTAGTGTATCTCTTAACAACAGGTACTAGACAGTCGGTGTAAGTTCTACGTCCAAGACGCGGAGGGACTGAGGTAAGTATGTGCAGTAGACAGGATTGTAGCCTACTCTATTGTGTTTGAGAAGACCTGACAAGAAATTCTCAACTGTGTCTGTGTACCTACAACTAGAAATGTACACATCAAGCCTAAAGCTTGACAACATGTGGCTCCGGGGGATAAGCTCTTGGTGACTCTTTTGATTACAGGTTCTGCTTTCATACAGGTAATGCTGATGAGAGTAGGGCGAACTGTATCTTCAAAAGATTCACCAAGGGATAAGAGATATAGTTATATTAAATATAAAGGAGTAGATATGAATGTATCTAAAGAAGATGAGCTATTTGTACAAAAACTTAGAGTAAGTTCAAACTCTTTCAAGAAGTTGAAGTGGTATAGGTACATCACATACATCACAAGATCGCAAAGAGAAAGCCACATACAGGCTATGAAAGAGCTTACCAAGTGGAAGTCCTTGTGGGAAGAGGAGTTGGCTTCACACGGATTCAAAACAGATAGCAATGGTGTTCTTGTGTATAATTCTTGACTAATACTTAGTGACTTTGTTGTGTTCTAGAAATCTGTGCTACACTACAGTCATGTTCAAACAAAGGAGGAAATATGTTACGTGTTTATAGTGGAGAATGTTGCTTGTGTGATGTTGGGACTCCAGTTACACTGAATGGCCGTTGGGGAGAAGAAAAAGAACTGCACACAGGGGATATTGTACTCTTGTGGCATGTAAAGTACCCTGGAACGGACTTAGAGACTCAAACTTGCCACGGGATGACGGTTGTTGTTTCACATCAACACTACTGGGGAGCTAAGGAAGAGGCTGAAGAAGAACGAAACACTCCTTGGATAATGGGAATTAAGAGTGTTCCATCTAACGTACCAGAGTGGCGTGTAGAACTGATTAAGAAATTTTCTGATGTTGTAGATGGTGAGCATTGGACAGAGTATGGATTTAATTACCGAAAGGAATAAATAATGGAACAATGTTGTGTGCATTGTGGTGCTACAGAAAACCTTATAGAAGAAGGTGGTCAGTTCACAGGTTATTGGCTTATTTGTGGTGGATGTCTCCTTGAGCAAGACGTTGCACACAGAAAGCTAATGGAAGTCATTGAGAAATTTAAACCAAAGAAGGAGATGAAGAATGGTTAAAGTTGTAAGTCCTCAGACAGAACGAGAAGTATCTTGCAGAAAGTGCGGAAGTAAGCTAAGTTACGTATTCACCGATGTGAAAGAACAAAACACAGTTGATATTGATGGCGGCAGGGATACTTGGAGATATATTGTTTGCCCGGTATGCACAAATGAAGTGACAGTTTCGTAAGGATGGAGTCTATAGATGGAAGTAAAGATTAAACGTTATAAGAGTGGTAAGGAGAAAGGCTCTGTAAAGACAAACAATGTTGTGATTGACAAGGAAGATAGTTGGAGCTGTGCTTGGACTATTGCTCAGATTGCAGGACCACTCCTAAAGCAACTGAAGGAGACTTCTCACGGATACGGAGCTATTGCAAAGGAAGATGTTCCAGAAGAACTTCATGGTACTTATCAAGAAAGATTTTCTAAAGATGCGTGGGATTGGGTGTTGGATGAGGTTGTGTGGGCAATGAATGAGATTGCCACAGACAATGCAAATGAGCCTCAGCCTTACGATGTTGTTGGTGAAATTGAATGGAGTGAGCCAGACGAGCGTGGTTGTGTTACAATGATTTCTTCCGGTCTTAAAGAAATTCCAGATAAGCGTGCTCTATACGATGCCTACCATGCTCGTATTCAAAATGGGTGTCGTTTGTTTGGACTATATCTGAATACATTCTGGGATTGATAAGTAAGTACATTTAGGTAAATAATTGTACCAAACTGTAATAAAACACTTGACAAATATAGAAGTGGATGATATAATTGTAAGTATAGACAACAAAAACAAAGGAATTCTTATGAATGACGGTTGGGATAGTATTACAAACGAGGGATGGGGTTTGATTGAAGGGTACGGGCTCGGAATTGACCTGAATCCAATTCGACTATAAAATACAGAGACTCGAAAGAGTCTCTTAAATAGAAGGCTTTACACACAAAGAGAACTAGGTTTTCATTCTCCTTTCTCCTAAGTTCTGTGGTAGAGTCTTCCATTTAGGAAGTGGCGTTAACTCAATGGGAGAGTGGAGTCCTCATAAGACTTTGGTAGTTGGATCGAAACCAACACGCCATACCAGTTTTGGGCGGCTATCATAACTGGACAATGAATCGAGCTTCTACCTCGAACTATGGGGATTCGAATTCCTCGCCGCCCACCAAACAAAAGCATTCTTTACCGAGAGTTCTTCTGTTTGGGATAGTAGAAAGATTGAAAGTATTGTTAGGAGAGATGCATTAATCTCCAAAGCATGATAAGATGTCTTGTCTAAAACTAATGCAAACTTATTAGTTGTATTACGCGAGTACGGCAATTGTGTCAATGAAAACAGTACCGGGCTAATAGGATGTTGTGGTGTCGAATCCACCTATCCCATTCAATTCAATTTAAGTTTATCTGAAAAAGAAGTTTGATTATTAACAAAGGAGAAAGTAAATGAAGAAGCAAATCGCCGTATATATGCCGACCTATCGTAAGGCAGGTGTTGACCACAAAGGTGAGGCACAATACGAAGTTACAATGAAGGAAATTGGTAAGGCCGATAGCTACGCCGATGCTAAGAAGAAGTATGGCTACACAGCAATTGTAGATGGTTTTGCTAAGGAGTTGTATAATGGGACATTATGATGCACAACGAGAAGCTTGGGAACCTGAGAAAATTGTAGAAGCTGAGATTGAAAAGGATGCAGTAGACAATCTTAGTCAGGTGCAAAAGATTCGGCTAGTCCAGAAGAGTAAGCAAGGGTACTCAGGATTTAATACGGAGGAATGTACCCAACAACATCTAAGCAATCTTCTTCATATTAGTGTAGAAAAGGGAAATGTAGTGGATGTTGCTAACTACTGTGCATTTCTGTATTATCGAGGAGAGTCAATTCTCCCTTATGAGAGTATTCGGTGATGTTCTTTCTGATGTCGCCTCTACACCTGTATAAACTTCAATTGTTGTTTTGGACAGGGGTTGAACTTTAATATTTAAGAAAGAAGGCTTAGACGTAAGCTAAAGTCCTCGGCAGAGTAGTTCTTTGCGGCTATTTACGGGGCATATTTAACACACAGGAGACACTTCAATATTTCGGTATTGGTTAATGTGCAAAACTCCTGTTTTATTGCAGATGTAGCTCAATTGGCAGAGCGCTGTTTTTCCACATCAGTGGTTGTCGGTTCAATTCCGATCGTCTGCTCCATATTTATACAAGAGGGAGAGCTTGTTTTATTCTCTCCCATTTTCTTTGTGCAATGCAAAGAGCATTCCCTCATAGGGATTATTACAATAGGAAATAACATGAATAAGAATATAGAAGAAAAGCGAGCAGAGCTTGTTGATCCTCTAGACGCTGAAGCAGCTATTTCCGATTTCATTAGTGTTCTCCGTAATAGAGGAATGTCAACTAGCGACTTGGCCCTAGAGCTTGGTTGGAATAGAAACAAAGTGGACAAATTCTTTTACGGAGTTGACACTCCAAAGAAGTCGGAATTTGTTCAGGTTGCTGAAGTGCTAGAAGTGACGCTAGATTTTGAGGAATGAATTATGGAAAATATCGAACAAGAAATTGTTAACAAGAATCTTACAGCTCCTAGAGTTTCATTAAAGGACTTGGAAGATAATATCGTATCAGTAGAGATTGTTAAGCATGTATCTGTTTCAGGGCAAGTCTTGCGCTGGGCTGTGTTGACTACAAAGAATGGTTTCTCCCTTGCAGGAAAGCCATCTGCTAGTGCTTCTAGCGCCAACGACAATGCGGAGATTGGTGAGAAAATCGCTGTAGAGAACTCTAAGAATGACCTCTGGGGTTATATGGGATACGAGTTGAAATCTAGACTGTTTGAACAACAATGACAGCAGTACAACAAGAAAAACGTCCTCGTGGACGCCCATTTGGTTCTGTAGGAACTAAAGCCTCTAAGCTACGTAAAGTGGCAGCTAGGCTCAAGCAATTGGCTGAGACAACGGCTATGGAGCTTGTGCAAGATAGTCTTGACGGAAAGCCTGTAGACAAGGAACAGCTTTCCACAGCTAAATGGACAATCACTTCTGCTAAGGAGTTCCACAAGGTTGTTCAAGCTGAGGAGGAGGGCAAGAAGTCTGAGATTGATGACGCTAGAGCAGAAGCCTCCATTGTAGAGGAAGAAGAGACAGAGAGAGCTGTAGTGTTCCAGCTTCACATGCCTAAGAAGGAATGAAAGGACAATTATGAATGTACAAAGAGAAATGCCAAAATACCAGTGTCACAAGAAGGTGTGGGCGCTGAAGATCAAAGCCATTGGAGAAGGTTCTTCGAATAGCGAGTTCGCCATTCTGAAGTTTGAGGATGCAGACTATGGTCCGCTTCCTGTGTCAGCGGATTGGTATTTCAAGCACAAGCCCCAGGTTGGCGGCTACTACGTGGTCTACGAGGACGGCTACAAGTCGTACTCGCCCGCCGATGCTTTCGAGGGCGGATACTCGTTAATTTAGTAAGTGTTATGACGTTTAAAGACTATTACGAGAGCGTAAAGACAATGGCTGTAAAGTACGGCTATACAGAGAAGCAAGTTAATATCTTCATTTCAGATATTCAAGAAGCTTATCTTGATGGCAAGACGGTTGAAGAGTGTATTGACACTGTGTTTTGAAAATTGCAGATTTTTCAAGGAATGCATAGGCTGATATGACCAGAGAAAAGCTACCGCAAATAGCTTGCAACTCTGATAGAGGCTGGGTGTGTCTCGGAGAGTATTAAGACATTGCTAATCTTAGTAGGATCATGCAGGAGTTCAGTACCTGCCCTTGAAATCTAATAAGCCTTAGGACCAAAACTTACGGCTAAGGTGGGAAGTTATACGCTACCAAATTACTTAGACTGAATAGCGCCAACTATCAGAAAGAATAATTATTTGTAACTTCCCCGGCATTTGTACATTAGTCCGTGATTCAAATGTACAGCTTTTATTAATCCGCTATCGCTAAAGAATAGCCCCGCAGGATGGTAAGCGGGATTAATTTCAATAAGCTCCTTCGCGGAGCTTTAGCTGTTTATAAAAAGGAAGTTATGGAATTTGAAAAAGTAAATCAGAAGATTACGGTGTTTACAGCAGACAGAGTACGATTTGTGGAAGAGCTAATTAGACTTGGTGCTATGGGTGCTAAGATGCGTAAGAATACAGTACCACGTTTGTTCGCCCCATTCTCTGCTGAGTTGGATTTGCTGGTAGACCCTAAGAAGCCTTTGGTGAGTAATGAAGCTATTCGTGCTTATCCTCCAGATCATCGAATTTATACAGAGTCTGAGCTAAATTGCATGACTTTTGAGGAATTTCGTGAGTCTGTTGCTTTGCTTGGTATTAAGGGGAGGGAACGCGACAAGATGGTGAGGGATTATCTTGAAGCTGTAAAGAATATTCAACAAAGTATTTGATAGAAATAATCAAAATAAAGTGAATACCCTATTGACAAATTCTATGACTAATGATAAAATTGTATTTATCGCACAACGTAATGTTGTAGAAGTAATTTATGAAGGGAAAGTAGGATGAGTCGTAAAGTATACGCACCAGCCTCCAAACCACAGGAGATGTTTCTTACAACTCCAGATTGGGTAGATATTTGTTTCTACGGTGGACAAGCAGGTGGCGGAAAAGCACTCCTCCATGGTGAGAAGGTGTTGACTCCAAGGGGGTTTGTCAATATCGAAAGTTGTGAGATTGGTCAAGAAATTGTGGCACCAGATAACTCTGTCCAGTATATCACAGGGGTATTCCCACAAGGCGAAGTCGATATTTATGAAGTTATTTTCCAAGACGGTAGAAAAGTAAAATGCTGTGGACAGCATCTTTGGAAGTTTCATAAAGCTGGTCAGGATGGTAAGAAACTTGTTCAAACTACTATCGAGATTAAAGAATATATTGACAGACAAAACTTGAAATCAGGTAGAAAATATTTACCGATTGTGCAGTTATCAGAACCTTTGGAATTTGGTGAAAAGGTAGCACTGAAGATCAAACCGTACACTATGGGTCTTTTGCTTGGAGATGGTTGTTTCCGAGGAGATTGCATATCTCTGACAACTACAGATCAGGAGATTATTCAGAGTGTTAACGATGATGGGTATGCTACTGTTGTGTGGGAAAGCTCTGGAGGGATTTCCTATAGAGTTGACGGAGTAAAAGATTCGGTTATCGGATATGACTTATATATGAAAAAGAGTCATGATAAATTTATTCCACAAGATTATTTTACAGCAAGTATTGAAGATAGGTTTTCCCTTATCCAAGGTCTAATGGACTCAGACGGATATGTCTCAAAAGACGGTAAAACATATTTCTGTACAGTAAGTAATTCTTTAGCCTCTGATGTTACCGAAATTCTCAGAAGTCTTGGGTTTACAGTAACCACAACTTTCAAGAAAACGTTCTACAATAAGGATGGTGAAAAGGTAGTATGTAAGGATGCCTACGTACTCTATATTCGTGGTAAAAATCAAACAGAACTATTCAGACTACCTCGTAAAAAATCTCGTACAGTTAAAAAAGATGTTGGGAATCGAATTGAGAGTATTGAGTGTGCAGGTAAAGGTGAAGCTACATGCATTTCTGTAACAGGAGATAGATTGTTTGTTACTACCGATTTTGTAGTAACCCACAACACTTTTGCAGGTCTTATGCACCACTTGAAATATACTCACGACCCTCTATATCGTGGGCTTACATTGCGTAGAACAACTCCTATGTTACTTAAATCAGGGGCTGTGTGGGACGAAAGTAAAACAATCTACACCGATATTGATCCCGGTGGTAGGATTAAGATTAAAGATTTAAAGTACCAGTTTAGTAGTGGTGCTGAAGTGGCGTTTTCCCACTTTGAGAGAGTAGAAGATACTCGAAACTTCCAAGGTGCTCAAATTTCTTCCTGCGTAATGGAGGAATTGTGTCAGTTTGAAGAGAGTCAGTTTAACTATATTCTGTCTCGTTTACGTACAAAAGCTAACATGAAGCCCAATATGCGGGCAACTATGAACCCCGATCCCGATAGCTGGGTCAGACAGTACGTGGACTGGTATTTGTTTCCAGAAGGTCATGAAAATCATGGAAGACCTGATCCTTCTAAACAAGGAGTCATCCGGTGGTTCATAAGAACAAGTGATGGACTTATTTGGGCGGATACTAAAGAGGAGTTGGAAGAAAAATATCCTAACGATATTCCTCTCTCTTTCAGATTCATTAGTGCCTCGGTATATGATAATCCATACATTCAACCTTCTTACATTGCATTTCTAAACGGACTGCCTCGTGTAGAGCGAGAGATTCTGTTGTTTGGGAATTGGGAAGCAAGACCCGAAAGCTCATCATTCTTTCAAAGAAGTTGGTGTGAAGAGTTGTCTAGTTATGATGAATCACAGATTGTTAAGATAGTTAGAGCATATGACTTTGCCGGAACTTTAAAAAGTGATAGCAATCCAAGCCCCGATTATACGGCAACTGTTAAGATGGCAAAGATGCGGAATGGAGATTATCTTATCTTGGACGCTAAGAGGACTAGAATAAGATTCGGGGAATGGCAGAAGTTTATCATAGACAATGCTATGGAAGATAAAGAACTCCATAGAAATGTGGATATTCTTATTCCAAGCGACCCTAACCCAGCGGCAGCGGCAGCATGTACTCTGTTAATCAGAGATTTAGCGGAATCAGGGTTGTATGCACAGAAAATGAGGGCTTCAACGTCGAAACTTGACAGATTTAGACCAGCCTCCTCAATGGCTCAAAACGGCGGAATAAAGTTCTTAAAGAATTGTGCTCACGATTTAGATAATAATATTCGAGGAGATAACAACTTCTTCTATAGGGAGCTTGAAGCCTTCGATGGGCAAAGAAGAAGAGGTGAGACAGGACACGATGATCTTGTTGACTGCGTTTCGGATTGTTTCGCTTACCTAGCATCTAAACAGATTCTACCAAACTTCCTCGGAAGTATTCAAAATTTTCAACAAGCAATTGGAGAACCTAAAGTTGTTTCTCTCTAATATTTGCAATAAGGAGAAATAATGGAAGAAGACATTGTTCCTGAAAACGGCTTCCAAGAAAGTCGAGAAGGAGCGCCTAAAATTCGCCTTAGCCAAACAGGTAATAACGGGGTGAGAGTTATTGCAGGGAATATTGCAGAAGAAGAAAATCGTGCTCTACGATGGCCCTTTGCAATGCAAACATATTCCCTCATGCTCAAGGATGCAACAATTGCCCCTGCTGTTGCTGCTGTAGAAATGGCTATTGCTAGAGTTCCTTGGACTGTTGCAGCCACTCCTGGTAAGGAAGAAGAACAAGCAAGACAGGTGAACTTCTTGAAGCAAGTGATGATTGATATGGATCATCCTTTTGCTGAAGCTATTCGTTACCTTGGAACACATAACTCATATGGATTCGCTGTATCCGAGAAGGTGTTTCGGTACAGAGAGAAGTCTAAGGGTAGCAAGTTTAATGATGGCTTGATTGGTCTAAAGAAACTAGCCCCTATCCCTCAAGAAACTATTGTGTCTTGGAATTTCAAGAACAATGGAAGAGACTTGGATGGACTTTATCAGTCTCCGGCGATGGTGAGTAACAGAAATGATTTTACTTCTGTCACTACAGATCAACCAACATTCATTCCTCGTAAGAAGTTCCTTCTGGTGAAGAATAATTCTAACAAGAATTCTCCAGAAGGTGTTAGTCCTTTGAAGAGTGTTTACAGAGCATGGCGCTATAAAACTTCCCTTGAAGAGTTCGAGGCTATGTCTGTAAGCAACGATGTTCGTGGTATGAAGGTGTTGTACCTTCCTCCGCAATATCTAAACCCAGAGGCTTCAGAGGAAGACAAGGCTGTTTATGCTCACTACCAGCGTGGTATGTCGAGTGTCAATAACAACGAACAGTCTAGCATCATTCTCCCTATGTTCAGAGATGAAAAGGGACATAAGATGTTTGAGTTTGAAGCTATCTCCGTGATGGGACAGAAGGCCAATGACACGGACAAGATTATCTCTCGCTTCCGCAAAGAAATCGTCACTGGATTGATGGCTTCTCAATTGATTCTGGGTCAAGAAGGTGGTGGGTCGTTCTCTCTAGCCGAGTCGTTGGATAGCGTCACTAAGATGGTGGTTCAAGCTCGTCTTACACAGATTCAGGAACAACTAAATCATGACCTGATTCCTCAGTTGTTTGCCTTGAACGGGTGGGATACTACAGACACTCCTAAGTTTGAATATGGCGAAGTCAGCGAAGAATCACTTGATGAGATTGGTAAGTACATTCAACGTACTGCTGCTGTTGGATTGTTCCCCAAGACTCCAGAAGCTGTAAACTTTGTCACTTCTAGGTTGGGAGGTATTACTCCTCAATTCAAGGAAGATCAAGATAGAGAAGAATTCTTGTCTGAGCTTACACAGTACCAATCTGGTGCTTCTGAAGGATTAGCTAGCCCATCTGGAGAAGGAACTAGAAAAACAGTGAGTGGGCGTGATAACACAGCATTGAACGCGGAAGGGTCAGCATAGTGAATATTGAAGATTTGAAGAAAGCTCTTTCTGATGTGCTTGAGCCTCTGTTCAAGAAGGAAGTTGTGAAGATTGAAAAGGCAGCAAACGAGGTTGAAAGAAAAGCTTTGTTTGTTGTTCTTGCTCCAGATGAGGTGGATGCTCATGGGGATACATACTCTGCTAAAGAAATTGAAAAGGGTATGCAGAATTTCAATCGACACTGCATGAAGGCTAACCTCTTCCACATGGTTGAAACACAAGACGCTGAGATTATCCAGTCCTATACAACCCCTGTGGATATGTATATTGGTGACAAGTTTATCTCAAAAGGTACTTGGCTCACCGAATGGTATTTCCCTGAAACAGAGGTTGGTGAAGCTTTGTGGCAAGCCGTGCTGAATGAAGAGATTACAGGAATTAGCGTTGGTTGCCGTGCAACCGTGGAGAAACTTAGTGACTAATAAAGCAAAAAACAGGTTGTCTAATTTTTCTTTTGACCATGAAGGTGCTCACATTGCACTGGTGCATAAAGACCAAGGAGGCCCAGCAAACCTAAAAACCACTCTACTTACAAAGAGTACCAGTGGTATTACAGATCAACAAGTGACTAGTCAACTAGCTCTTATTGAGAAAGCCAAACTTAATTCTCAAGTTCAACAGGAGCTTTCTGCTGCTATTAAGCAGAAGTTTCAGGATGACGATGAGTGGCTTTATTTAGAAGACTTCGATGATGCCAACGCTTTCTTTTGGCGTGAAAACAGTTTGTACATGGTGGCATATTCTCTCGGACAAAACGAAGAGTATGTTATTGCAGACGAAGCCAAGAGTGTTGAGAAGGAATGGTTTTACGTGGAAACAGGTAAGGTTGTTATTTCTGAGCAAGCGAAGGATAAGTTGGAGGATGGGGAGTATGTTCTAGTAAATAAAGCTCTGAACAATCCTGAAACAAACAGCCGTGTTCAAAAAGCATTGGCTGCATTTACAGAAAAGAAAGAAAAAATGCAAGAAGAAATCCAAAAAGCTGTTGCAGCTAAGGATGCGGAGATTACGGCTCTGCAAGCAGAAATCGCAAAGAGCAAGGAAGAACTGGCTAAGGTACAAGAAATTGTCAAGGCCGCTGAAGATGCTCGTAAGGCACAAGTGCTGAAGGCTCGTGAGGTCGAAGTTGCTGCTCTGATCCAAACTGGTTCTGTTGAACTGGTGAAGTCTACGGAAGCTCTGTCTGACGAAGCGTTTGCTGAAATCGTGAAGGCTCTAAAGAGTCAAAAGGAGGCTGTTGAACAGTCTGACCTAATGAAGCAAGTGAGCGACCCCAATGCTGAAGCTCCTCAAGCAGAAGAAGCCACTGCGGCCATTCTGAAACAGAAGTACGCTGCTAAGTAAAGCTTGGTAGATTAAAACACAAAACAATAAATTCTCAATAAGGAAATAAAATGGCAAAATTTACTTACCAAGCTCGTAAGCTGTCTGATCTGATTCTGCACGAAGCTGACTCCGCTTACATTGGCTACACCCGTGCTGACAAGGCTGTTGACGCTACCGTCACTCTGGCTAGTGGCGATGTGCTGACTCTGGGTACTCCTGTATTCCGCGCCAAGAACGCTGTCTCTGGTACGAAGTGGGCACCTGTAAAGCTGAACACCGCTCTTGCCACCACCAACGAATTTGCTCTGGTGATTGCTAACGGCCTGGGCGAACAATATGACGTGTCTGGTACTGGCGACCATGTGGTAACTCTTCTGGTTCGTGGCAATGTTGCTGTTAAGGATGCAACTCTGAAGGCTGCTTGCACAGCTATTGGTCTGACTGCTGCTGCCGATCAAGCTAACCTGATCCATCTGCTGAAGGCTCAAGACATCGTGGCTGAAACCACCATCGCCTAATAGTAACACGTAATAATAAAGAACAAGAAGGATTATTTAAATGACTGATATTAACAAAGCCCTGACCAACATCCCTAACGTGATGGGTCGTGTTGCTGACCTAACTCCAGCAATCAACCAAATCCCTATGACTTGGGGTTTGATTGGCGAACTGGGCGTGTTCAACGATACCGCAGGTACTCAAAAGACTTTCGTTATCCCTACCTACACTGAAACCGATGTTGGCCCTATTGTTGACCGTTCCTATGAAGGTGGTCGCAACACCCAACTGCAAGGTAAGTATGAAGGCCTGATGGCTAAGATTCCTCACTTCCCTCTGGATGACGCTATTCGCCCTGCTGACCTGGATGGTCAGTTGGCTCCTGGTGTGGTTCTGGAAGCTGGTAGCCAACTGGAAACTGTGGCACGCCTGCGTGCTCAGAAGATGGAAGGCATTGTGCGCCGTCATGCTGTGACTAAGGAGTACGCCCGTGGTCTGGCCCTGGTGACTGGTGACGTGTATGCTCCTAGCGGCACGCTGAAGACCTCTTATGGTAACACCATCAATATGTACCAAGAGTGGGGTATCACTCGTCAGACTTCTACCCTGAATCTGGCTCCTACGGTTGACCCTAAGATTACTGTTGATGCGCTGTATGGTGCAATGCAAGGTTCTGCTTACGCTGGTGACGCCCTGGAAGGTTACGTGGTGCTGTGCTCTACTGGTCTGTTCAGTGAGCTGACTTCTCACCCCTATGTGCGTGATATTTACATGCAAGCCTCCAACTTCCCTCAAGCAGAATCTCTGCTGGTTGGTCGTCTGCGTTCTTCGCTGGGTGCTCGTTATCGCCAGTTTAACTACGGCGGTATTCTATTCATTGAGTATCCTGGTGTGGTGGCTGGTAGCCCTGTGATCCCTGCTAACACGGGTGTGGCAATGCCAATCGGTGAGGCTCTGGGCTTCCTGCAACACGCTCCAGCACAACGCTTCAGCCACATCAACCAAACTGCTCAGTTTGCTTACTTCTTTGAGAAGATGAGCGAAGACGATGACAAGCTGGTGCTGATGTCTGAATCGAACTTTGCTGCTGTGCTGGCAAAGCCTTATCTGGTTCGTACTGTTAACTTCACTAATACTTAATTAGCATAGAAGGGGGAGAGGAGGAAATTCTTCCCTCCCCATTTTGTTTGTCTATTATACAGGAAGGATAAGATGAGTAAAGAAAAGCTGAGTGGTTTTGAACCACGCCCAGTGGTAGCAGAGCGTATCAACCAGCTAGAAGCTTTGGTTGAAAAGCTGCAAATTGAGATTGAGAAGCTAAAGCTTACAGAACCTGCTAAGAAAGCAGCTAAGAAGGCTGTAGAAGAATAAGGAACAGAGGGAAGAATGGCATTCACACCTGAACAACAAAGTAAGATCAATCTTGTCAGATTGTTCTGTGGCGATACTACCAGTAGCCCATTCTATCCCATCTTTACAGACATTGAGATTGGGTCTATCCTAGAATACTACAACTGGGACTTGAAAAAGGGTGTTAGAGCTACAGCTATCTCCGCTTCTATGCAATTTGCACAGATGACGTATAGAGAGCGCACAGGGGATATTGAGGTTTGGAATAACGTTTCCTTGCAGTATCAAAAAGCTCTACAAGACCTCATTAATGACAAGAGTATTACAACTCTGGATATTGGCCTAATGCCCTATTTTGGCGGTATTAGCTGGTGCAAGGTTGGTGAAATTAATAACAACTCCGATCAAGTCAGAAGTTCTCTTACTTGGGAATCTCATACCGTGCCACAAATTTCTGGAGCTACTACAAGCACACAGATGTTCTTGGATGAACACTATAAGCGAGAGTTTCCTCCTTCCCCGATCTCAGGTGTTCCTGTTGTGATTGTCGAGGAGTGAGTATGAAGCCTAATCCAAACAGCAAGATTGGAAGGACAGTTCCTAACTTTCTCCTAACTCATAAGGTGACTGTCACTGTGCTTAGAAAAGGTGAAGGCTCTTGGGTTGATGGGTATTGGAAGGATGGTACAGATACCTCCGTGAGTATTGAAGCTAACGTGCAACCTCTGAAGGGTTATGAACTCATGTCTCTGCCAGAGGTGGATAGAACTAAAGAAAGCATTAAGGTTTATTGTGAAGAAACTCTAAGAACTTTAAGTGAAGTTGGTCAAACAAAAGCTGATTTGATTATCTGGGAAGGTAAGAAATATCAGGCAGTAAAGACCCTAACTTACAAGATGGGTGTTCTAGATCACACAAAGACAATCTGCTACAGACTTCCAGAAACACCACAGAATCAGGCTGTCTATGTCTCGCAATAAAGGATATACCAAAGACGTTAAAGTGTGGACTCAGATGAAAAAGAATCTGAGGAAGCAAAAGTATCAAATTAATCTTGGTTGGTTTGAAGGTCAAAATTACGGGCCTGATAATGGTAATCTACCTATGGCTCAGGTTGCTCAGTGGGTGGAAGAAGGTCAGCCTTCTAATAACCAACCTCCACGTCCAGCAATCAGAACGATGTTCATTCCTACGATTGCAGAAGCTGATGAGTTTGTAAAAGCTGCTATCCCGATGATTGATTTGGTAGCAAGAGGTAGTTTGACATGGAAACAGCTTCATGTCAAGTTAGCCCCTAAGATGCTTTATCTCTTCAAGTACACACTAAAGAGTTATGACATTGTTCCTAACAAGCCATCTACAGTGAAAGCTAAAGGGTTTAACGATCCGTGGGTTGAGACAGGTACATTGATTGAGAATGCAAGATTTGATGTAATGCCAATGAAAGCATATTCCTCTAGAGATTATAAACCACAAACACTTAGCTTTGTGTAAGGAGTGAAATGGCTTATACAATTTATACAGATTTTGAAAGTTCGTTTGTAAAAACTATTCAACAAACAAACAACGTCCTTTCAATGCAATGTATTCCTATCATCTCTCATCAAAATGCTCCACAGCCTAAAGGTGATTATGTAATGATTAACACCCTTCAGATGATTGCTACCGGAGGTGCTGATTATCAAAGAGGTGTTTTGGTTTGGGATAATGTACAGACAAAGCAATACTCTGTACAAAACTATGAAGTGTTGATTCAGTTGAATTTCTATGGTACTGGTGCTGCTAATAATGCAATGACCCTACATAGTCAGTTAAGTGGAAACACTGTTGTACGAGAATGCTTCACAAAAAATAACCTAGCTATCAGAAGAAAAACTGACGTTAGAAGAGCACCACAGCTAAGAGAGAATGTTTGGGTTAACTCCTACGCTTTTGACCTGACGCTTGGTTTTGCCGTTAGAACGGCGCAAGATATTGACTGGGCAGATTACATCACGGTCAATGGTAATTTGATTCCTCTTCCATGAGGGATTTCCATAAAAATAACATAAGGAAATAATATGGCTGATGATATTAGTCAAATTGTAGAGGTTTATGTATCTCGTGAAACTGCACAGATTGATACTGCTTCTTTTGACATCCCTCTGTTGATGGTGAATCTTCCAGACACTATCGACAATACAGACCCAATGAGTCCCGTAACTGTCCCTGCTGACGTTACTTTGCGTGTTCGTGAGTATACGGGTCTTACTGCCGTTGGCGACGATTTTGGCACTACCAGCGAAGCTTATAAGATGGCTCAAAAGCTGCTTGGTAACGACATTCGTCCAGCTTCGTTCATGATTGGCGTGAAGAATTCTACAGAGACTTACACCCAAGGTTTGCAGGCTATCCTAGCATATAACGACGAGTGGTATGCAATTGGTATTGATTCCAAGGTAGAAGGCGATATTAAGGAAGTTGCTGCTGTTATTCAAGCTTTGAAGAAAATCTTTGTAGCTTCTACAGCAGACTCTGACGTTCCTAATCCTGCTGTGACAAATGATATTGGCTCTTTCCTTGCGGATGGTAGCTATGACCGAGTTGTACTGGTGTACCACCCTGAAGCAGCCATAAACCACCCTGAAATCGGCTGGATGGGTGGTCAGATTGCAGAAGTCCCTGGCTCTAATACTTGGGACTTTAAGGGTGCTTCTGGTGTACAAGTTAGCAAGCTGACGCAAACTCAAATCTCTGCACTTGACGCAAAACATGTAAACTACTTTATCAAAGTGGCTGGCATTAACATCTTCCGTAGAGGTTGGAGTTCTGAAGGTACGCAAATTGCGGACATTATTGGTATTGACTGGTGGACAGCCCGTGTTCAAGAACAAGTATTCTACCGCCTAGCTACTAAGAAAAAGTTGCCCATGACCCAGACCGGAGCGTTGATCGTGGAAGCTGAAATTCGCAGTGTTAATGCTCAAGGTATTGCAAATGGCTTTATTGCCGATGCCCCCGCACCCACTGTAATTTCTCCAGATGTTTTGTCTATCCCTGAAGTACAGCGTGCTAATCGTATTCTAGGGGACTTTAAGGTTTCGTATAGGATGCAGGGCTCCACGGGCTCCGTAGTTGTGCGCGCGACCGTGAGTTATTGACAGTAGCTCTAACAGTTGACAAGCGACAGACCCTATGCTATGATTATGCTTTCAACTTAATGGAGGTAATTATGGAGGTAGGTGATAAATTTGGCGAACTGACTGTGGTGTCTGCTAGGTTCAAACGAGACCCAACGCAGTATCCGTACTTTGTTATGTGTACTTGCTCTTGTGGCTCTGGTGAGAGAGAATACCGATGCGTATCTCTCACTAAGACAAAGAATCCTACCAAATCTTGTGGATGTTTGCAGATAAAAGCAGCAGTCAAGCTCAAGACGGATGTAACTGTGGGAGAAGTTTTTGGTAGACTGACAATTGTGCAAGACCTGGGGGTGTTGAAGAATAAACGCAGAGTACTTGCCAGTTGTTCCTGTGGTAGTGGTATCAAGGAGTTCCCTTATAAAAATTTAAAAAGTGGACATACGCAATCTTGTGGTTGTATCCAGAAAGAATCTGCAGCTCTTCTTAAACAAAAACATGGAATGTCTGGAACACCGGAATACAGTTCGTGGCAATCCATGAAAGAACGTTGTCGAAATCCTCTATCTCCGGCGTATGAAAACTATGGCGGTAGGGGGATTTCTTATGACTCTTCTTGGGAATCTTTTGAGGCTTTTTACGCAGACATGGGAGAACGCCCCGACGGCATGTCACTAGACCGCATAGATGTTAATGGCAACTATTGTAAAGAGAATTGCCGCTGGACCACCACCACAATCCAGAACTTCAATAGACGTAAAATAGAAGATTGTACTTCAAAATATATTGGAGTGTATTGGGATGCTGCAAGAGAGAAGTGGGTGGCACGTCTGAACAAAGAGGGTCTAATAGTGTTGCAGAAACGTTTCGTTTCTGAGGAAGCCGCTGCGAGAGCCTACGATGACGCTTGTTTTGAGCACTATGGTGTCAGAAAGAACTTTCCTGATACTTGATACATAAAAATAAAGGGAGCTTAGACTCCCTTCTCTAATTGGAAAATAAAAATGGCATCTGAAAATCTAGGTAATTATAGCCCAGAAGATGTTGTGATGATTATCGCTAACGATCAATTCAGTCACACAATCTCTGGCATGGCAGACGGTACGTTCATTTCATATGAGCGTCTTGTAGATAGAGCTACTCTGTATGTGGGTTCTGACCTCTCTGCCGCACGCGTTCTGCGTCGTAACAAGTCTGGTACTGTTAGTCTGACACTGCATCAATCCGCTGAATCTAATGACGTTCTCTCTCGCATTGCAATGCTGGACGAGGAAGCTCACGACAACAGCATGTTGTTCTCTGTCACTATCAAGGATTTGACGGGACGAAGTGTATTCTTCGCTCCACAAGCATTCATTGGTAATGACCCAACGGTCACTTATGGCACCGACCTGGAAACTCGTGACTGGACTATCACTGTAATCGGTGTTGACCGTCACTTTGGTGGTAACTCCAAGCTGAACCCTGAGAATGAAGCAACTCTGACTGCTCTGGGTTATACGGTGGAAGATAAGTGGAAAAGCAACTAAAGCTTAGTAAGGAATAAGAAATGGCAGTGGCTCTTTATAGTCCGGAGGATGTAGTAATTCTTTTAGGAGGAATCTATCAAATTGAAGGACTTCATGAAGGGTCATTCATTTCTATTGCAGAGGATGGGGACAGGTGGACAACATCTGTTACCCCAGATGGGCAAGTTAGCAGGACACACAACAAGCTGATGACTCACTCCATATCTCTGACACTTTCTTCTGTTGCTGATGATAACAGCATTTTGTCTGCTTGGGCAAGTGCTGATGGAATTCTCTACGGAGCAATGTTTCCCATCTTTATCAAAGACACAAACGGAAACTCTATGTTCTACGCCCCTGTTAGCTGGATTGAGAAGGTTCCTTCTGCAACATTTAGCGGGGACGTAGAGTCAAGAGAATGGATTATTAAAGCAGTAGGCGCTACTTCTCTAATTGGCGGTAATGAAGAAGGTGCTACTTTCCCAACTAACCTAGCTTCATTAGGCTTTATTGCCGCTGACTTTAGTGGACTGTTGTAAGGAGAGGTTATGGAAGTTTTATCTTATGTACCCTCCAACGTTGTTTTACTTATTTCTGGTCTACAGATTCAAGGATGGAACAACATTAGGATTTCTCGTAATGCTCCTGCCTTTAGACAAATTAGAGGCATCAGAGGTAAGAATACGAGAACAAGAATTAAAGACTCTTCTGCTACACTGACAATTGAAACTCCACAAACATCCCTAGTGAATGAGGTGTTGAGTAAATGTCTTGAAGCAGATTTGGAAACAGGGGCAGTTAGACTGGAGATCACTTTAAAAGAGACTACAGGTACTAGCTTCTTCTCTACGACAACTGCGTATATTACTGCGTATCCAGAGTTGTCTTACTCCAATAGTATTGGCTCTAACACATGGACATTGAGTTGTGATGAATCTCAAGTGTTTATTGGGTGTGCTAGAAGTGCTGCTGTTGGTATTGTTGAAAATGGAATCTCAAGACTGAAGAGTTTTGTTGGTTAAACACATAAATGAGGAATTGAAATGAGCGAAGTAGTTGTTAAAGAAATTGGTGGCACAGGTTATGTTTTGAAGCTGTTCCCAACCATCACAGGTCTGCGTATCATGCAGAGCTTGGAACGTGATGGTTTTACTCCTGAGACTATTCGGGACACTATTGTGAAGGGGTGCGGTATTGGTTCTACGGCTATGACGGAAGCTAAGTTTGATACACATTTCCGTGGCAAGTATCGTGAGATGATGGAGTTGTTTGCTGAGATTTTGAAGTATAACAACTTGTTCCCAGAATCAGACGGAGAAGAGGGAAACGTAGAAGGTTCCGGAGAGTAAGTCCTCCTTCGGAGCCAGACAAGAAAATCCCCAAGGTCTACCAAGACATTGAGAGAGACTTCTCAGGGGATATGACAGTCTTGAGGGTGCTCTTTGCTAACAAAGACCCTCTCCTAATATACCACATGATGAAGGGTGGTGGTGAAGCTATTCCCTATCAGACAACAGTTGAATTCCTTGAATATCTAGATGTTTGGGAAGCAATTAAAGCTCAAGGAGAGCTTGAAGCCCGACAAGAGCATGAGAACAAGATGCGAGAGCAACAACAGCGAAAGCGTTGATAATAAGAGTGTGAGGTAGATATGGCAGGCCCCATAAGTCAATACTGGGCATCGGTTGGAATCCGTACTGACGAAAAAGATTTAAAGAAGGTAGATGACTATCTTCGCAAGATTGAAGCAAGGCTATCTAAGTCTACAGGTAAGAAGGGATTACAAGTAAACCTCTTTGTAGATGAGGCTAAGTTCCATAAGCACCTTCAAGGTGTTATGAACAGGGTTGGTAAGTCCTCCCCTTTGAAACTTGCAAACGTCACAATCGACCCTGCGGCATTTTCTAAGAGTGTAAGAGAGACACTAGCTAAAGCACAATTCAAAGCTCCTATCTCAGCGATAGTTACTAGAGCTTCTTTGCAGAATGTTCGTGCTCAAGTAGCTGCTGCACTTCAAGGACTCCCGATCAACATTAGAGTTGGTAATGTAAGTTCTAGAGGTGTGAGCAACAGGGGCGGGGATGGAAGTGAATCAGCAAGACGCAGAGCTTCTCTAACAGGGAGAGGTGACCCCTCTCTACAAGAATTCCTGATGGGTAGGCCAGATAAGTCTAGCCTGTCTGCTGGAAATAGACGCTACCTAGACGCTATCGTAGGAAAAGCTACAGGTGGTGTAGGAGCAAGCCCTTTGTCTAGAATGGCTATCCAAGGCGGTGTAGGTGGACTAGCTCGGCTGGGTGGTGGAAGTGTTCTTGGAAGAGCAGCCGGTATGGCAGGTCTGGCATTTGGCGGCCCGGTAGGGGGTACGCTGGGGTTAGGTGCTGGTGGAATTATGTCGATGGCTGGTACTGCTTTTACAGGAATTTGGAGCACATTGGGTAAGGTTATCACCCTTCCATTTCAAGCGATTTCAACCGCTGCAAGTGCAGTAACAGGAGCTTTCTATAGGATTGCTACGGCGGCTATCCCGCTTGTCTTTGGATTCAACATGGTGAACAAAAACGTTCAACAAGTAAAGTCTAGAGAGATTGCTCTAAACACCACAGCAGGAAGGTTTGGAAGTAATGCTGCCACAGAGTCTTCTTGGCTAATGAGTATGGCTAACCGCGAAGGTATGGCTTATTCTACAATGATTGACCCTTACACTTCTTTTATGGCTGCAGCAGCTCCAGCACTCGGGGTTAGCAGAACGAGGGGTATTTTCGAGGCATTCAATCAATACGGAAGCACACACGGAGCCAATAAAGAATCTTCTGGCCGTGCTATGTATGCGTTAAGTCAGATCGCTTCTAAAGGGACAGTTATGTCGGAAGAATTAAATCAGCAGATGGCGGAAGCTGTTGGTTATTCTGGCATGAAGCAACTCTTTGCAGAGGCGTATCAAATGTCTTTAGGTAGAACTGGGAATGCTTTACTGAAGGGTGAAAAAGCCATCACTGAATTAGCAGATGCTATGAAGAAAGGGGCTGTAAAAAGCGCCAAAGTCTTGCCATACCTAGAAGAGTTGATGAGAAGAGATAGTGCTCCTGGACTTTCGCAAGCTAGAACTTCATCAATCGCAGAGCAAAACAGATTTAGAAATCAGGTTGATCAAGGCTGGAAGAATTTCTCATCTGGCGGTGGTGAACAAGGTGTTGCTTTCTTCTGGCAAATGATGCAGAAAATGGGTACTTGGTGGGTTGATAATGGTGCCACACTCGGAGGTTATTTCGAGTCTGCGGTAAGGTGGCTTGACACTTTTAGACTAGGTGTTTACGAGTTTTTCCAATTTACTAAGACCGGAGAGACAAATTCTTTTGTCGAGTGGGTAAGTGGTTTTGGTATCAACCTTGAAGCCTTCCGTGTTGAATTCGTTAAGATGTTTGAGAACATTAGTCGAATTTTCGGCGGTGTTGGTGAAGAGACAGACCTCAAAACAAGGATTCAAAACTTTGGATTACGACTGCAAGAAATTCTAGCGGAAGTCAACGTAGTTTTGGCAGGGATTGCAAGATTCATCGAAGCAACGAGAGGGTTGTCTGAGAAGAAATGGTATGAGAGTTACGCCCTACTAAACCCATTCTCTGATTTATCGAAAAGAAGCAGAGAAGCTGCTGGGGGTATTATGCAAGCAGTTGGTGGGGTTACTGGTGCAACAACTTCTGCTGCTGGGGTTTTTACAGACCAAGTAGGCGTGACATCCCCGACCAGAACCGACTACTCCTTGTTTGGCAATGGGAAGGGTGGGTATAACAACAAGACTTGGATTCCTACAGCACCTTCTGAATTGGCTACTAGACCATCGGATGTAAATCCTGAAATACCTAGAGTAAGTAAACTCGATGTTAGACTGGACGTGCAAGGTAATCAAGAATTGATTGCGGCATTGATGGATGAAAGAGCTAAGGCCGCTTTCCCTGTTCTACTGTCTAGTGAGATTGCAAAACAAGTGGTTAATGCCCCAATCTCTGGCTCACGCTAAATAATGTAAAGGAAGTTAATGACAATAGCATTAAAGATTGGAAATGAAGATAGTCAAGTTAAAGGGTTCATTTATCTTGATGCTGTCACAGCTTACACAAAAACACTAGGGGGGAAGGTTACTTCCTTCCCTGTGGATAGTGGTGTTAACATCTCCGACCATTTCATAAGCAATAACCAGAAAATTACTTTTGAAGGTGTTGTAAGCGATGTAGATATTACAGGTGTGTCAGATTTGATTGATGTGGATGGGGATAAGCCGACAAATG